TTATTATCATATTTTGATTGAAGAGTGTTCTCCGACTTCTTATGAGTTTCAGGAATTTATGGTAGAATGTCTCAAAGATAAACTTGGGTTTTGTGTAAATGTGGAGTGTGAATGGTGATGACTGAACGAGTAAAATTCAAAAGTATCACACGAGTGATTGACCCAAAGACACGCATTCATTATCTGGATGCTGTTGATGAGAATGGATACCACTGGACTGCCGAAATGTCACCACACGAAGAGCGATGGTTATGCTATACTGATACCTGGAAGAAAGACCCACAGCAACCTTACGATCTATGACTGACTTTCAACCAACTCCACAAACACCAGAACAAGTTGCTGATGGTTTGAAAGAAGCATTCCGTGAAGCAGTCAAGCAAGGTGTAGTTTCATCTACTAAATCAAAAACACTCACAGATCTCATTTGTCGTTGGTGGGATGATGTATTCACAACTCATAGTAGTCGGGGTATGGAAACTTCTATTGATGACCTTGTATCAAGAGTTGAAGCATGGTTGCCAAAAGAACACGATACTAACAGTTACAAGTGGAATCAGTGTATTAAAACCATCAAGGAGAAACTACGATAATGCCATTCTTTCCTGACTGCTATGATGAGTGGGGACTTTATCGTATTACCTACGATGGCGACCACAAAATGTATGAGATGCTATTTGAGGGCACAGAAGAAGAGTGCCGTCAGTATGCTTATGAAAACTACACAGACAAGGAGCAAGGTGAAATGTGCCTGATGGATTGGGAAGCAAGGGAGTGGGATGTATGACTGAATACAACTTACCAGAAAAGGATGATGCTCCTTGGTTAAACACACAATACGATGGATTCATGACCCACGAAGAAATGCTTGAAGAAGCAGCAAAACGAGAAAAGGAAAACAAAGTATTGGAGATTGCCAAGCAATTCATAGAGGAGCATAGCGAAGCTATGGAGCAATTGGCAGAGATCGAACGCCAAAAACTGGATAACCGGTGTGAGAGGGACATAGACGAGATCGTCCTAGAGGATCTTAAAATGGTGCACTATGAAGTCATGGAGGCGGACAGATCGGCTTGGGTGGGTTTTTACGAGTCCGACGGTACAGTCCACCATCTCCATATTTATGTCGAGGAGTCCACGGGTCGACTTCGCACAATCTGGGACCCTAACACCAACGTACCATGACCATAGAAGTGTTTGAGAACCCTGACAAATCCCTCACTATTCTGTGGGATAAAACCGATCCAGTTGAAAGTCAATTAAATTCTTGGACCGAAGAAGACTTCATCCACGCAATCATGGAGAGGGTTAAGGACTGTGAAACACGGGACAAATGTTAGGTTTATCGGCTGTTCTAAGGAACAGATAGCGTGGGGAGGATGTGACGATCCAAATCCCCACCTTTTTATTGGGGATTTATACTTTGTCGAGAGGACAAGTGTACATTCCTCTCATACCAAGATAGAATTGAGAGGAGTGAAAGGAAAATTCAACTCTACCTGTTTTGAGGAGGAAAAGTAATTTGGGAATGACAAATAGATTTTATACTTATGCTTATCTTAGAAAAGATAAGACTCCATATTATATAGGAAAGGGTCGTGGATATAGGGCATGGACAAACCATGGAAAACCTATAGAAAAACCACCGAGTGAAAGAATATTAATTCTTAAAAAAGATTTAACTGAAGAAGAAGCTTTTTCTCATGAGATTTATATGATCTCTATTTTTGGAAGAAAAGATAAAGGAACAGGAATCTTAAGGAATAAAAGCGATGGCGGAGGAAAAAGTAGGGCGGGAGGAATAGGAAATTTTCGTGAGGGAACTAGACACACGGAAAAAACTAAAAAATTAATAGGATCATACCATAAAGGAAAAACTATTAGTCAATCACAAAAGGAAAAATTAAAGAAAGCAAATAAAGGTAAAAAATGGTGGAATAATGGAATTTTTTGTAAACATGCGTTTGAATGTCCCGGACCTGAATGGAAAAGAGGTAGAATTATGAAAAATAAGAGGTAATTATGGGTCTTTTTGATTATGTACGCTCCTCCTATCCACTCGGAGAGGCATTCACAGACACAGAATGTCAATCCAAGGACATGGAGAGAGGGATCGGTGGGACTATGTCCCAGTACTGGATCGATCCTGCTGGGAGGCTATGGAGAGTGGATTATAGAGATGCTTTTGAGTTTGGCGAGGACCCAGACTGGGTGGATGATGGAAGTAAGTTTGGGGCATTATTCCAGTATAAGTTCCTTCCTAATGGCAAACATGGCAAGTTGGTTCCTCAATACCTTACAGACTACGTCTGTATATATCCTTCTCAATGGGACGGAGAGTGGGAGGATTGGCCAACCTGCCGAATACATTTCTCCAATGGAGTCCTCCAAAGCCATGAGAATATCACAAAACGTCAACAATATCCGTCATATGCTTAACCTCGCGCTTAAAACTGTGGTGATATTCTCCTTGATACTCACATTTATGATCTGGGGACTTGAAAACGCGTATCCAAAATGACTAACTTCGAAGATATCAATGACTACTTCATGGCAGAACATGGTTTTGCCCTGTTCCTTGTAGAGGAACCTTACCTCATGATGAGAAAGAGAAAAACCTCTAAGTGGGTAGGGTCCACTGACCCGAGTATTACATTACTTAAACGAAATGGGAAACCTACCACTCGCTACCCTAAATCCCATGGTATAATTATGAATGGGGGTCATAGACCTATTTCCCTCGGCACACTGATCTCAAACTTGAAGGACAATCGTCCTCTCTACTCAAAAGTTTAAGAGAAGTTTAAAGTTAAATTCAACCGTTTGTTAAGCCACTATGGTTCTGCTAATATGCTTAACGGGCTGTTGTCATAACATCTCTAATTCATCTATAAACAATTGCAGATTGCAAAGATGACCCTGGAATGTTATGTCCATTATCCTGGAGATTATGAAAAAAACACTAGTTACCCTAGCCATTGCTAGTCTCTCTTTCCTTCCTTTTTCTGCAAAAGCCGGACAACAATGTGGAGGGGCAAGTTATTACGGATTAGGGGACGGATACCAAGGTGGAATTACCGCATCCGGTCGTAGGTTTGATACATGGTCAAACCAAGCAGCTCATCAATGGCTACCTTTTGGTACAGTTGTTACGGTAAGGGCAAATGGCCGTAGCACGAGAGCAGTGATCACCGACCGTGGACCTTATGCCCATGGCAGGATCATCGACTTATCGGCAAAGTCATTTGGCGATCTAGGTCCGCTTTCAAGAGGGGTGCATGATGTATGTATCTCTTGGAACTAAGACCAAATAATAACTGAATAAAAAGATGGCCCCGAGCAAATGCCTGGGGCTTTAAAGTATCAGATATCGTTAATCACTGAGGTAAGAAGATAAGAGATAATATTACAATCAGATAAAATATCTTCTATTACGTTAATTAGGCCATATAATTTGGATTCTTCAGCCTCCTCATGAAGTCTTTCCAAACCTTCTTTAAATGAGGCATTTAAATCCAAGAGACTTTCACATAAGTCTTTGGAAGTAGACCAATCAATTTCCGGTACGGAGTTAAAAATCTTTGCCTTAATCTCGATCCCGAGTCCTCTTCCCTGCTCTGCTAGACCATCTACTTTTTCTTCCACCATTCCGTAGATCCTCTCAAAGAGGAGATGATACTGATAAAAATCACTGCCCTCTATATTCCAATGAGCAAGTCGAGAGGCACCCAGAAGGTTGTTTTGAAGTTCTAGAGATTGTAGAAAAAGTTCTTCCATTGACATTAAGTATAATTTTTATTTAAGTTTACAGGGATTTCTTGTAACGCTGACGTGTATGGTTCTGAATTTGGAACTGTTCCAATCTCATTTCTCCATAACCCCGAGTCTATTCTTAACTTAAACCAATCTGGGTAAGAATCAGTATTATTTTTATAACATTTCCATACCTTTTGCAAAACTCCAGAAGTAACTTTAGAATTATCTATTACCCTCTCACCATCACTATTAACCGAATAAGCATATCTTGGAATGAATCTATAAGTTGCTGAACCATTAAGTTCTTCACCGCATGTCAGTTCTAGGACATCAGATATTTCTCTGGGACACCTTGGATCTTCTACTATGTACTCTTCAGTCTGCTCAGAGGTGATTATTCTTCTCCAAACAGCTAATCCAGTTGATCTTTGCTCTGGGGTTAAAAGACACTTTCTCTTGGGTAAAAAGTCTTCGACTGAGATTGGATCAAATGCAGCGCATGGCTGAGAATAAAATCTTCCATCTGCAATCAATACCTCTACAGAGTACGTCTGCTCATAAATGAACTGAGATGCCTCTGTTACTTGAACAAATCTTTCATTCTCAAGTTCAAATCCTGTCTGGAACTCAAGACCTGGGACCTCAGGCACCCACCCTGTAACTGCGTCGGCAATAAGATCGAGGATGGGAAGTGAGAAACTATGTCCTTCTCGTTGGGTTTGCTTTTGAATAAGCGTAATTGTATAACTCAACTTCCTATTTCTTACAGTAGGAATATATGCCCCCCTGTTTGGATTATTTGTTGAGCTGGAAGAAAAACTAACGATGATCATGGCCTGTTCAGCCACTCTTCCACTATCGTCCAACTCTTCCGCAAGACGAATTACCACCGCACTTTGTCCTAAAGTGCCATGAACTCTCTTATGGAGTTGGTTCTCAATCTCCAAAAGCATGGGTCAAAACTCCCCGCCACTAATAAAATCTTGAAGTTCCCAGAAGCCAGTAGTGTAGTTGTAGAGTAAAGCATCCCATGGTTTTACATTACGAGTAAAACGAACATTGGATAGGTCTTGGATCTTACGATTGGCTTCTAACTCGATAACGTATTGTCTTAGAGAAGCGGCATCTTGTTTATACTTAGAACCATCTGGAAAGACTCCAATCTTTCCGCCAAGAGCACCATATGAGGAGCCATAATAACATCCACCACTCGATGATCCATCCGCAACCAAGTAAAACCCAGCTCCATCTGCAACAGCAGGGTTGAAGGGGTCATAGCCATAAGTTTGATTTGACATTAGAATGTATCTCCTACTTGTAATCCGTCGTAGTTATCAAAGTTACCGTCGGTAGATTCCGTGGTATTAGTAGCATTAATAGTATCGCCATCTTGTGGATCCACTGCATCGGAGGTGTTTGTGAATGCAGATAGATCTCTTGTAGATTCAAGGGCAGAAACTAGTTGGTTAATCTCAAGTGTCGACTCAGACATGGTAGACTCGATACCAAGTGTACTTCCATCCAACGCAGTTGAGTGAGTCCGTGGAGAAGACATTGCTTCTTTACGTGGGAATTGGAAGAAACGGTTATTCCCCCCTTCATTCTGTACCCAGCGATTGGTGGAATTTTCTGTAAAACTTCTACCTCTGCGATAGGAACTCTTTGTCATTGAGCAGGCACTATTCCAATAACGATAGGCTTCTTGCCACTTGAGTCCTGTAGATGGGGATACTTTAGCGGCCCATAGCTCGAGCTGTTGAAGAGCCTTTTCGGCCGCATCAATAACTTGTTGACGCGGGCGGAGAGTATCTAAGTACCAACGAGCCAAGATTGCTTGAGTACGGCGATATGACCCGGCAATAAGAATCTTGCCCTGAGGCGGAGCAGTGAGTATGTAATTATTTATCAAAGTTGCAGCATCGTTGAGTGCTATCTGAATCTTATCGTAGTTTATATCGTTTCTAGTCGGGTCATCTATTGATCCCAATTCTAACGCTTCTTGATACCCAAATACTTCGATAAAGTAATCAACAGAAGCTGGATCGCAGTTTGATGCAAGGCCAAATTTATCTGGATATGGTTGTGGCATATCTTTGTGATCTTTATCTATACTTTAAACAATCTGTTTAAATGTAATTAAAACTAACTAACTAACTTGGTTAACACCCATGAAGCCCAGAATCTATACCTATAAAATAACATTTGAAGAGGTTCCTTTCTACTATTATGGTAGCAAAAAAGAGAAAGTTTTTAATGAACCATATTTAGGATCACCTAAAACTAAAAAGCAGTACTGGGATATCTACACTCCTAAAAAACAAATTTTAGAAATATTTGATTACACAGAAGATGGTTATAAACAATGTAGAGAAGTAGAGCATAGACTTATTAAACATTTTATAGACGACCCGCTATGCTTAAATACCGGATATTTTGGATATTATAAACCGATGCCTTTTACGGAGGAGAGAAAAGAAAAAATATCCCTTGCTTTAAAGGGCAGATCGCTATCCGAGGAAACAAAAACAAAACTTAAAGAAGCCAGGAAAGGACCAAAAAACGGGATGTTTGGTAAAAAACACTCGGAAGAAACCAAGAAAAAAATCGCTAATAAAGCGCTAGGAAGAAGACATTCCAAAAAGACAAAAGAAAAAATCTCATTGGCTTTTAAAGGTGAAAACCACCCACTATACGGAGTAGGACATTCCGAAGAAGCAAAGAAGAAAATGTCGAAATCAACTAGGGGGATGTACGCCGGAAGAAAAAACCCTAATTGCAAATTAAGAACTTGGATACATGATATCTATGGCGTACATAAAAATTTAGCCGTTTTTGAATTAGTTAATAATTTCCCTGAGTTACATTTGAGACACAATAAGCTTTATAGTCTAGCGTCTGGACGTATAAACTCTTACAAAGGTTGGACTGTAGAAGCATAGACAAAAAAAAGAGGCCCGGTCGGGGCCTCAGAAGAAATAAGTGAGTTAGGCTCAGGCAACAGGGTTGTTGAAGATGAAGCCAGAACCGCACTTGCCGTTTTCGCCCATGCCGACGAGCTCGAAGCTACGCTCAACAAGGATGTCACCGGTGAATACTCTGCGTTCAACATTGAAGCGCTCAGGAGTGGCGATAGGATAGCCACTGAGAGTATAGGTATAGGCGAAAGCGGGGTTACCATAGTTGGCATCAAGAGCAGGCATGAAGCCATCCGTAGCTCCTGAGGGATGGTAGAAGAGAACAGCAACGTTGTTGTAGATGTTCTCAAGATTTCCTGTGGCAGGATCAAGCTTGAGTCTACGGGCAACGCGGATCTCATCAAGACCAAAGATTTGGGCTAGGGTCTTCTCATCCACAAGCACGCCACGCTGCATGAAGTCACGGATACGCTTGTTACGCTTAAGGGCGTTGAAGGCGTCAGGTGAGATCACCATCTTGTTAGGATAAATACCAATCTGTGAACGCACTTGCTCTTTAGCTTCGTCCATGAGGACTTCAACGTCAGCAGTTGGGCTGTTGAACTGATCAGCACCGCCATTGTAGGTGGAGAGATCGAGAACGTTACCGGTCTCATACTGAGCAGAATCGGTTACAATGCTAGCAACCTGAACTTCCCATGACTGCATGAGGCGGTTAGCAGCGTCCTTAGCAGCAAACTGACGGAGGTCAATTTGAGCAGCACCATTCTTGGCTTCAGCAGCGACTTCCTCGGCGATTTCCCAGCTGATCGCTTCCTGACGGAGAGCGAACGAACGGGTTCCGAACTCGTTCTGGATCTTCTGGATGTTAGTTCCAGGAGCGCGGAGGAACGACTGAGCCGCAAAAGCCTCCTTACCAAAAACGAGTGTACGTCCAGCTCTGGTATTCATAGATACCGAAGGAGCGAAGAATGTGGCTACGCCTTCAGAGTTCTTGTAGCCCTGGGCGAGTTGCGTAAGAATAGGGTCAATTACGCGTACCTGATCTAGATTCATCATAGTTAATTACTCTCCTTTAATACCTATCAAGAACCAGCTTCGTTACCGAGCTTAACACGGATATACTGACCAGCGGTAGTGGCAGCAGAGGTGTCAAGGGCACGACCAAGAACGACACCAGCACCGGCAGTCTTAGAAGCGGTTCCAGTAGCTGTTGCATATACTGCATCATCTACGCCGAAAGCAGCAGAAGCGGCATCGACTTCAACGATTGCAATACCGGTGGTAACAATCGAAAGAAGACCTTGGTATGGGAATACGCTGGTCTTAAATGGGGTTGTGGAAGGATTGAGTTGACCCTCATAAACGAGAGTGCTACCATCATCAACCTGATAGCCCTTAGCGGTGAGTTCACCTTGGCCAGGGGCGGCATAAACACTAACACCAGCGGCATAAGCGCCGGCAGCGGGATAAGCACCATTACGCTTTACGAATCTGTGAGCTTCAACAGCGGTTGTAGTCTGCACAGTTTCAACATACTGGTGGTCAAAAGACATGTAACGTGGGTCAGTTGCCATTTTTAGTTTACTCCTTATGAGTTATCTGAGATGATTGCCTTCAGAGCGACGGTATATTCAACTCCTTTACTTTCAGCATACTCCAACGCCTGGACGTGGAGATCGGTTGTAGAGGGGTCGTAGATATACCCATCGGCTGATGGCGAGATTGACTTCTTAGCTGCTGGAGCCGAAGCCTGGGTTGCAAATTCTTCAAAACTGACCATTGAGGGTAGGTTCTCAAGGACATTCTTAAAGAAGTCAAATTGGGAAGTCTTACCTGACTCGGAGAAGTTCACGGAGTTCTTATTATTAAGGGTTTCCATGAAACGAACGAGGTCAGTCTTAGGAACGATTTGCTGAGTTAGCTTACCGCCCTCATAGAGAGTTTCACAGAAATCAGAGATCTCCTTTTCTCTCATCAACTTCTTCTGTCTGGAGAGTTCTTCCTCCAATTCGGCTACCCGAGCTTGTAAATCGCTCTGAACTCCCATAGCACGCTCGCTATGATCCAGAGTTCCTGTAGCCTCTTCAGTGGTGGTCTCTTCTGCCATATCGCTCTTTTCTTTCTCTTCTTCGTCCTCTTCGTTATCTTCGCATCCTTCAGCGTTATCAGAAACCTCAGTTTCCTCTTCACCATAAGTCTGCTCTCCCTTGGGTTCTTCAGCTCCCTTTACTTCCTCGGAAGTGGGATGTTCAGCTTCCGAAGGCTTTTCACCTTCTTTCACTGCTTCGCCCATATCCTCAGCCTTCTCTTCTTCGTCCTCTTCTCCCTCTTCTTCACCCTTCTTAGCTTCGATCGCTTTTTTAAGTCCTTCGGGCATTTCGCCATAGGACATTCCATTCTCACCTTCCATCATGGAAGCTGCATCGGTTTTTAGAGCTAGAGCCTTGATTAACTCATCAATTTCGTATTCTGAGGCGAGTTGAGCAATCTTTTGATCGTCGTCCTGCATATCTCCAGACACATCGTCTGTTTCCATATCAGAACCATCATCTCCACCTTCTGAAGAAGGCCCAGCAGGAGGCATATCGTTGCCATCACCGCCATCTGTGTCTGGGGCACTGTCGGTACTATCAGCACCATCTACATCTGCAGTAGGATCAGCATCGGCATCGATATCATCACTACCATCACCGCCATCATCTGTTGGCATGTCAGAATCACTATCCATGTCAGAAGGCATATCGCCATCTTCAGGGGCATCATCTGCCATTTCCATCATCGGATCAGCAGGAGGCATTTCTGCATCCATGCCATATTCCATTTCATAATCGGCTGGAGCGCCAGTTTCTGAAACTTTATTTCCGCTATCGTCATAGACATTGGCGCCGGATCTGCCGCCACCAATGTTAATATTAACAGTCATTCCCCCTTCGGAGTGTTCAATCACCGAAGCAGGAGTTTCTGTTTTGGTTTTTTTCCTAGCCATAGTTTGATTTTTTCCTAAGTGTTCTTTAAACGAAATAGAAGACTCCCCTTCGGAGGGGGTAAAAGTGATAGTCTCTGACTCAGAGATTTCAGAAAAAGCGGTTAGCCCTTTAACCGCTGGGATTGATACCAATCCAAGGTGACGAAGGGCTAAATTTCCTGGTGTTGGATTTGTTTCCGCCTCTGGTAAGTAAAAGGAACTACTTACTTTCTTAAAAACTCCATCTCGTATTAACTGTTCGGCCTTAGGGGTAAGTTCAACCTTACCCCAAAGTTCTTTGCCTTTTCTCCAGACTTTACGTACCCACCCAAGAGCTGGGGTTCCGTCGTCTTGGTCATGGCCAATAATTAACGGAGCCTCGTGCTTATCAGGATTGTATGTATTAACAACCTGCTCCAGATCATTCTCAGTAAAGACCATTTTTTGGCCAGTAGAGGAAATCTGAGGACCCGCTCTGAACATCTCAATAAAAACAACCTTTTTAGGCTGTTGAGATGAAAGAGGCTCTTTAGCATTGAGTACGTGTTCTTTCATTTATCAGAATACGTTTGTAGTATTGAGAAGATTACTAAATCTCTCTTCATTTCTGGAGAACGAGTCACTCAACTGAACTACCTGTCCAGCTGGCGTTCTTACGACAGTAACAAGTAGACGCTCAAGGGTTGGACTTGTTGCCACGTAAACATCTAGTCTTACTGTTCCTTGCTCAAGGGTTAGACTGTCGTTATTAGCCGATGAACAGACTACTAAATAAGCCTGTTCTGGTCTTGCTCCAAAGAGAGCTCCTTGACGGAAGAATTGTCCACATACCTGAGAGGCAATAGACTTAACTCTAGCGTATACTGTGCCAGCGGAATCGATTTGTTCAAACAGGATATCATCAAAACTACGACCTAGAACATCAACTAAAACGTTGAGGATTACGCGAGTATTGATAAACTTAAACAGAGGATTACTAGAGAGAGTTCTAGCGCCCCAAGTTACAATGCCACGGTTAGGAAGTGAACGAATTGGGTTCAGACCAAGTGCATAAGTAACTTCTTGTTGTTGAGCAGAGATATCAAATCTAAGACCATTAGCACCACGCAGTGGATAGCGGGCGCCAGCTGGAGGCTGTTGGAAACCTTCATTGATATATCTTGAGCAAGCAATACCAGCTACATATCCAGAAGGAGCAACATAACGATCGTCAAGATTCCTCACATATGGAGCGTAGTATGCGGCATGGCCATAAGGTACTCCGACTGTACTCTTGAGAAGATCCAACTCGTCTTGGACATCTCCAAGTGAAGTTTCATCAGCACCACAATCGATTAGAGCCACATGCTGAGTAGCAGTGATTCCTTCGGTCGTTCCAATTCTGCCTTCAGCGGCACGAATTAGAGTCTGTGTAATCTTTAACCTTTCTTGACGAGCTTCGGAAGCACTTGCAAAGTCCCCCGTTCCCGCCTCGTAAGTTAGTACTGAATATGCCTCTGGGGCGAATAGGAATCCAGGGGCGAGTGCTCCTGAACCTACTCCTTGCTCAATTGCATATACAAAGTCACTAGCTTTTGCAGTAGCGGAAACTTTATAAGAATCATAAGCAGCGTTCTGATCAGTGGAGATTAGCTTTACTACATTAGAATCAGAGATACCGGAGCGATTGAGTCCTGGGTATACTGGTGAACTTACACCGTTCTTAGAGGTAATCTTTACTCTTAGAACATAATCATGCGAGTAGAAGCCATTAGCTGCAGCTTTATCATCTTGAGTTGCTCCTTCATCTAACTCAGAAAGTTCTGGGCGGATATAAGGATTACCCACTACTGAGACTAGATCGCTCGTCGTAGATAGTCCGTTATTTGGGATATACTTGGTGGCTGAAAGTTTACCAGCATCAGAGTCAGAAACTAGAGCCTCTACTGAGTAAAAATCAATTAGATCTTTTTCAGTAAGAATAGCTTTGATTTCGGTCTCTAATCCAGTTGCCAATTCTTCAGGAGTTGCTCCATTGACAATAATGGCTCTGTTTTCACCAGCCACATTGACATAGAACACCTGAACAGAATCAGGAAGATATCCTGTACGTGTAACGGGATTTCCGCTTGGTACTACTGGATTGATTCCATCTACAACCTTCGAGAAGTTGCCAGAACCTGAGTCATACTGCCAATAAACTGCATCAGCATCAGCCCATTTATCAGTATTTGTACTGAGGTCTTTTGAGATAGCTACATACTTATCATTAGGGATATTTCCTGTTGTATAGATCTTTTGATCATTTAGGAAAGCCTTTAGGATAGCAGATTGCTCAGTTGTGATATCAGTATAAGTACTTTGTGCAGCGAAGAAAGAACTTAGTTGTGCTCCAGAGAGGTGGAGAATACCCTCTTTAGTTCCTTGATCACGAGATACACAGCGGAAATTAATTTCCTTGATGGAAGTATAGAATGATACAACTCCGGCCTCTTGGAGAAGGTCGATTTTTTGAGCATATTCAGAGAGATTGAACTTATAAGCATGAAGTTCTTGGATCTCTGGAACTCTACGAGGATCCTTTGAGAAAATTCTGAATTTGCCAGCTAATGCCTCAGTAGCATTCTGCTCGATTTTATAATAATCAGCAAACCCGTCCCCGTTACCAGAAAGGAATGTGTATATATCTCTGGCGTTATCAGTTTTATCTAGTCCGGTTGTTGTGATTACTTTGATCTCTGTATTATCAGCATCGTACACGCCGATAGGAGTACCAAAATATCTACCGTTTACTTTAATAGCAAATGCATTGTACCCAGTATCAGCAGAAGATTCACTAAGATCAACTACAGTTTCTGGAGTAGGAGTTACTCTGGTAAAGTAAAGAATACCATTTACTCCAACATTATCAAAAAATGCTTTAATACTATCGTAACTAGCAAGAGCCCCTTTATTACCTACTGGAATACTATTAAGTCCAATTTTATCCAGATAGTCATCTACAGATGCAATCTGAGTCGGTTTATAAGGTTCTAGATACGAGTAAGTATCAGTAGCATCTTTTCCATAATAATCTTCAGCGGGAGTACTGCCAAAGATATACCCTACTGCGTGCGTTGCAATAGGTTGCGGAAGAGAGCCAGTTGTTGTTTGTGTAACAAAGACTCCCGGCCTATTCAATGACGCGGCATTGATTCTAATAGGATTGGCCATAAGGAAATGAAGACACTATATCTTTCACTATTATCCTTAAACAAACGGGGTATTTTAACTTGTTTATATAATTACGTCTTTTTTATAAAGAAGAAATAGCTCGTTCATGAGCCAATCTGGACAGGAACTAACACCACATCTCTTAAACTCAAGAAGTTTCATTGACTTGCGTAGGATTTTATTAAAGTCGTTAGTATCAACATATCTAGCACAGACCTTCACAAACGATTTCAACTCGACTTGATCTTGTTCGATGCATATAGAGCATAAAATGAGAATAAGTTTTAACTTATCTGAGTCCGTCATTCGGTCTTCATCGAGTCGATTGCTTCTTTATGGATTTGGGCCATTGCGATAAATTTTGTCATTGGAACCTTCTCCATATCTAAAACATTAACAAAGGATCCATTCTGAATCCCATAACAAGTTTTTAACCAAGAGTATTTGGGGATATAATTGCAAAGAATGTGTTCTTTGATACAATTAAATACCTTTACTATTGCTCTCTGAGTTAAAGATCCAGATTTAACTCCGTCTAGATTCAAGTAATCTATTATCTTCTGAATATCCTCAAAGGAGATTCTTTTTTGCCCTTCTTGTAAATCCTCTCCTTCTCCATCTAGGACACTATCGAGATATTCCAAATCTTTCCCGGTTATGTCTCTAAATCTTATTTCCCGTCCCTTTTTGTCTTTTACTGTAATTGTATAATCGTGATTACGAATTACCTCAAGATCCTCATTCTTCATCTCCACTTAGTCCTAGGAGTTGATTGATTGCTTGGCCTAGCATCTTCAACTGTTTTGCACGGAGTCTCTTAGCATCCTTAAGGGAAAGTTTTCTTTCCCCAGCGGCTGGAGAATGAAGGATACAGATAGTCTGCAATGTTGCTTCTATTTCAGAAATTTTTTTGTCCTCTGAGATATTCGAGATCTGGATAAGATCATCAGCCGAAGGTTCTTGGAGACAAAGAAACTTTCCAGGAGTGATCTCCACAGGAATAACTTCAGGATCACCAAAATCAAATCCGGTATCCTCAAAGGCAGTTACCTCATCTTGAGTAACTCGCGACATTTTGTTTACTGCCATGGTATTTATATAGTGTCTCTTTCTTTAAACCCCTTTGTTTAAATTTAAGATAGAAGGTAGGTACTTAAGTGGCAGTCAATCATAATCCGTATGAGGCGTGGCAAAAACTTCGGCAAAATTCCGATTATAGATCTACAGATACCCAAATAAACTCATTAGTTCGCCAACAACTCTCTCAGGCAGATTACTTACTGTTTTCTAATAG